GAATATAAATAAACTGATTGACGAATACTATTTATCTAGTGATTTCAATATGTTATCAGACAAAGCTAAAGTAGATTATAGATACTTTTTAGGTGTTATGGCTAACACCACTATTGATACAAAGAAATTAGGTGGTACTACAATGGTAAAGATGACAGGTGGAAAATGTCGTAGGGCATATGAATTGTGGCTAAAAAGAGGTATTCATATGGCAAACTATATTTGCTCTGTATCAAGAAAATTATACTCATTCGCTATGGAGATGGGGTATGCTGAAACAAATCCATTCTCTACATTTAAACGTAAGCCAACACAACCACGTAAGGTAGTGTGGACAAAAGAACAACTATGTCAATTTCTTGACTACTGTTATGCTGATTTTAAGTATAGAAGTCTAGGCTTAATAGTTCAGATGGCATATGAATGGTGTCAGCGAGTAGGCGATATGAGAAAATTACAATTTACATCTGTCGATTTTGATAATAGTGTGTTAAATTTGCAACAGTCTAAACGTAGAGCTATAGTTCATCTGCCTATTAGCGAGGATTTACTTGCTATGTTAGTCGAGCAGAGAGAAGCCTATGGGTTTCAAGACTACGTAACACCCTATCCTACTGCTATACGAGGTTCATACGAGCCTTATTCTTTATACAAATTGTCAAAGGTAGCTAGAAAAGTTATGAACCTTTGTGGCTTACCTGACGAGCTTAGAATATCTGACCTTAGACGAACAGGTACTACAGAAATGGTGGAAGCAGGGGTATCTATGGGTCAGATTATGTCTGTCACAGGTCATGCTAACCCTAACAGTGTTAAGCCTTACATGAAGAATACGTATGCTTCTGCTGAAAATGCATTGACAACTCGAAAAAAGTATGCTATAAGCACAGGGTATGTGCCGAACCACTAGTATTATATATACATATATATGAGGTAATAACATGAATATAAACAATTACGTAACTGATTTAGGAATAGGTGTAGGAGATAGTAAAAGAATGTCTTGCCCTGTTTGTAATGGTTATAAAACTTTTACAGTCACGAACAATATGGGTAGACTGTTATGGAATTGTTATAAGTCTAGTTGTAAGTTGTCAGGCTCATCACGAGTACACTTATCTGTAGAAGATATAAGAGATGCCATTGACCCTAGTGTGGTTGATGATGATATAAACGATTTTGTATTACCTGAACACGTTGTACCACACAGAGATAGACCTAGTGTTGTTGCTTGGTGCAAATCTTGGAACATAGATATGTCTGAGATTGAACTATTTTATGATGTTAAAGAAGACAGAGTAGTCTTCCCTATCCTCCACGATAGCAAAATAGTTGATGCAACAGGCAGAACACTAGGCTCTAGATTACCCAAGTGGAAAAGGTATGGTAGAAACAACTTGCCTTTTGTTCATGGTTGTGGTAGGGTCGCAGTAGTTGTTGAGGATTGTGTGAGTGCAGTCGCAGTAGGCAATGAGGTATATGTTGGGGTAGCAGTGTTGGGTACATCGTTAGCTGAAGCACACAAGAGATACCTTGCACAATTCTCAACTGCTATAATAGCATTAGACCCTGATGCATTACCTAAGATACTATCATTCGCCAAGGAATTACGTGGTTATGTAAACGAGGTGAAGGTACTAAGACTGAAAGATGATTTGAAATATAAACACGATGAAGACTACCAAGAACTACACCGACTAACCCCAAAGGAGTAACCAACATGGAATTATCACTTATACGAAGTTTGATGGACAAACCATTTTACGATGCACACAGAGGAGTTAAGTGTCCTGACAGATTGTTTAGTAAAGATGTTCGCAAGATAAAGCAAGCACTAGACAAAGCTATAAACACTTACGAGAGAAGCGTAACACCTGACGAGATAGAAGCCTTGTTCCTTGCGAATAATGCTTCCATGACTACTGCTCAGAAGCAAGGGTACTCGTCACTATTTCGCACTATAAAGAAGGAGACACCACTTGGAGAAGATATTGCACAAGAAGTATTATCAAAACTCTTCCAACAGATTGTGGGGGAAGACATTGCTAATCTTGGCTTTGACTACGTTAATGGTTCTAAATCCTCTCTTGAACCTCTTAGAAATATTCTTGAGCAGTATGGGGATGATTTTACACCTAATCTAAATATACAGTGGGATGATATTAGTATTGACACACTGCTTGAGAAGAATGACCTAGAAGCTAGATGGTCTTTTAATATACCTAGCCTAGCACGAAAGGTTGATGGTATTAATGCAGGACACTTAGTTGAGATAGGTGCTAGACCTAATACAGGTAAGACATCTTTCCATGCTAGTTTGATTGCTAGTCCTAATGGGTTTGCTCATCAGGGTGCTAAGTGTATCATCTTATGTAACGAAGAGAGCTATCACAGAGTTGGTGTTCGTTACCTTACTGCATCAACAGGTATGCAGGTTAAAGATATAACTAAGAATAAGCAGGATGCCCTACACAAGTATAAGCCTGTGTTTGAGAACATCAGAATAAGAGATGCTTCCAATAGAGACATGGCATGGGTAGAGAGTGTGTGTAAGGCAGAGAAGCCTGACATCCTCGTGCTTGACATGGGAGATAAGTTTGCAACTACAGCAGGTTTCTCTCGACAAGATGAAGCACTAAAGGCAAATGCAATATATGCAAGACAGATAGCTAAGACGTATAACTGTGCAGTATTGTATATGTCTCAACTTTCTGCTGAAGCAGAGGGTAAGATTGTATTGAACCAAGCTATGATGGAAGGTAGTCGTACAGGAAAAGCAGCCGAAGCTGACCTAATGATTTTGATTGCCAAGAACCCTGTAGTAGAGGGTCAAGATGAAGAAGATTCGCAACGACACTTGAATGTTGTGAAGAATAAACTGTCAGGTTGGCATGGCACAGTTCATTGTGAGCTTGACTATATGACAGCGAGGTATGAAGCATGAAGCTAACACTAGATGTAGAGAATACTGTTACTCATAGGGGTGGTAAGTTACACCTTGACCCATTCGAGACTGATAATAAATTAGTTATGGTTGGATGTTTGACAGATTCAAATGAAGAATACCTATTCAATATGGATGATGGTGTATCCCATAAAGAGGAGATACAAAAGTTACTAGACGAAGCTACTATATTAATAGGACATAACATAGTACACGATTTACTGTGGTTATGGGAGTGTGACTTTACATATGATGGCTCAGTATTTGATACGATGCTAGGAGAATACGTCTGCCAACGTGGGCAGAAACAACCCCTATCACTTGAAGCCTGTGCTAATAGATATGATTTAGCCACCAAGAAGCAAGACACTATGAAAGAATACTTCAAGAACCATGTTCCTGTAGACGAGATACCTAGAGATGAATTGTCTGAGTATCTATCTGCTGACCTACACTCAACGCAACAATTATCAGACGTTATATATAGAAGACTCAATACAAAAGAGTACTCAGGTCTTATGGACACAGTGTTGCTGACTAACAAGGTAGCACTTACATTGGCTCGTATATATCAGAATGGTTTTAGTGTTGACATAGATAAGTTGAATGAAGTTAAGGAAGAGTTTGAGCAAGAGAAGTCTGACATAGAGAAGAGACTTAACAGGCAGGTGACTAACCTTATGGGTGATACACCAATCAATCTCAATAGCCCTGAGCAAATGTCTTGGGTTATCTATAGCAGAAAGCCCTTAGATAAATCTATGTGGGCTAATAGCTTTACTCCTTACATGGATAAGGCAGACTACAAGCAGACTGTTGCTACTAAATCTACAGTAGTATACAAAACTAAGGCAGAGATGTGTAACACCTGTTCAGGCACAGGCTACGTAAGAAGGGTAAGAAAGAATGGAACTCCTTTTGCTGTCGCAAATAGATGCGATAACTGCGATAGTGTTGGTTATTTGTTTCTCCCTGATAGAATGGTACTAGCAGGATTAAGATTCAATGCACCGACTGCTAAGTGGGTTAGTGCTAATGGCTTCAGTGTCAACAAGACTAATCTCTCTATGTTACAGAGTATTGCTAAACAAAAAGGTATGACAGATGCAGTCAACTTCTTATCAGATTTACAGAGACTATCAGCACTTGATACGTACCTGTCATCTTTTGTTGAGGGTATCAATACATTCATAAAGCCTGATGGTAAACTTCATGTTAGATTATTACAACATAGAACATCTACAGGTAGGTTTAGTGGTGCTGACCCCAACATGCAGAATATGCCTAGGGGTGGTACATTTCCTGTTAAGAAAGTATTTGTATCACGTTGGGAGGGTGGTCACGTACTAGAAGCTGACTTTGCTCAGTTAGAGTTCAGAGCTGCGGCATTTTTATCACAAGACGGAGTTGCTATTGAAGAAGTTACTACAGGGTTCGATGTTCACTCGTATACGTCTAAAGTTATTACAGATGCAGGTCAACCGACTTCTCGTCAGGATGCGAAAGCACACACATTCGCACCCCTCTATGGAGCAACAGGATTCGGAAGAAGTAAAGCAGAAGCCGAATACTACACACACTTCACAGAGAAGTACCAAGGAATCAAATCATGGCATGGCAGATTGGCTAAAGAAGCTGTGACTACAGGTATCATAAAGACACCATCAGGTAGAGAGTTTTCTTTCCCTGATGTAGTAAGACGTAGGAATGGTAGTGTATCACACTTCACACAGATAAAAAACTATCCTGTTCAGTCATTTGCTACTGCTGATATTGTACCTCTGATACTTATTCAGATAGAGAATGAGTTAAGTATATTACAATCCTGTATAGTCAATAGTGTACATGATTCCATAGTGATTGACGTACACCCTGACGAAGTACAGAAGGTGATACATGTTATCAAACATGTCAATAGTTCAATGAAACCCTTAATAGAAAGCCAATTCCATGTAGCATTAAATGTGCCATTATTACTAGAAGCAAAAATAGGTAATAATTGGCTTGACACGAAAGACATAATATGAT